GAAACAAGGGTGACTATATTAAACTTCTTACCCGATACATTAAAAAATTTGTCGATTACAAAACAGGAACAAATGAGTAAAAAGAAAGAGAGTAATTTAAATGATGTAATGAAGGAGAAGTTTCTGTGTCAGGCAAGGTTTGCACAAGAGATTGAAGGTCTAGTAAAGACTTATAACTTTAATTACATCGATGCTATTTTAACATTCTGTGAAGAGAATAAAATAGAAATGGAATCAGTATCTAAACTTATTTCAAAACCATTGAAAGAAAAATTAAAGTATGATGCACAACAGTTGAACTTTATGAAGAGAACCTCTCGTGCGAAGTTGCCATTATAAATGACACCTATTGAAGTCTATAAAACATACTTAGCCTTCAAGAATCATTTTACAAAAAAGAATTACGATTACTTTAAGTATTGTGGTAAGACAAATGCATCAGTTGGTGCATTTAATAAACGCAAGGATCGTTACTTCTTTGAGAGAATGTCTCGTAAGAAAGATGAGGAAGAGATTAAACAATTTTTTCTTGCAAATTTTATAGAGTGTACTGATCCTGATAGGTTATGGATAGGAGAGATCATTCGTAATGGAAATGATTACTATGGTTCTTGGTTGAAAAGATTCCAAGGACTTACATACTTATTTGAGAATGAATCTGAGTTTATTACTAAGAAAAATTTTGAAGATTTATTTTTAATAAAGGGATATTCTCATCCAGAAATTTTAAAGAAATATTTGCAAGGAGATGTGTCAATAGAGACGATGGTTATATTAGATATGATGGTAAATTATGTGAAAGATTTTAATAAAAAATTATCAGATCCTGTGTGGGAAACCGTAGGTTTAAAGATAAAAAAATACAAACCTTTCCTAAATATCAGTATAGATAAGTTCAAGGAGATCCTAATAGAGAAACTAAAATGAGCGAGTTTTTTAGATCAGATGTAGTACGAGAGACCGTGGTAGAGTTGAGTCAGATGCAAGAGAAACTGATGATGGAAATGCCTCAGTTGCCATATCTACCACCAGACAAAAAGAAAGAACATTTAAAGTTCTTAAAAGCATTCTTGGAAAAGCAGAAATTATTTTTCTTCCGTATGAGTTTAGTAGAAGATGAGGAAGTGAAGATGATTAAAGAAAAATTAATTGAAGCGGCCAAGATGTTTGGTTATGACGAAATCGATGGTATGGATAAGTTTTTTGAAAGACTTGACCATACTATCAGTGAACTAGACAGCAAGATTGACAACTAGTTCATTTTACTGTATAATGATTCCATACTAATTAATCCTAATTAATCCACATGTCATTCGCAAATTTAAAAAAACAATCTAAAGCGGGTTCTCTAACCGATAAACTTATTAAGCAAGTAGAGAAATTAAACGATAAGAACAGTAACGTAGATGATCGTATCTGGAAACCAACTGTTGATAAGTCTGGTAATGGATATGCAATTATTCGTTTCCTTCCAGAACCAGAAGGATGTGATCTACCTTGGACAAGAGTATACACACACGCATTCCAAGGACCTGGTGGTTGGTTTATTGAGAACTCACTTACCACACTAGGACAAAAGGATCCTGTATCAGAGCACAATTCACAATTGTGGAACTCTGGTTCCGATGCTAACAAAGAGATAGCACGTAAGCAAAAGCGTAGATTATCATATTACAGTAACATATATGTTATAAGTGATCCAGCAAATCCTGAGAATGAAGGTAGAGTATTCTTATACAAGTATGGTAAGAAGATCTTTGATAAGATTCAGGAAGCAATGAAGCCTGAGTTTGTAGATGAAACTGCAATCAATCCATTTGATTTATGGAGTGGTGCAAACTTCAAGATGAAGATCCGTAAGGTGGAAGGTTATCAGAACTATGATAAGTCTGAGTTTGAAAAACCAAGTGCTTTATTTGACGATGATGATAAACTTGAAAAGGTTTACAGTCAGGAGCATGACTTAAATGAGTTCACTGCACCAGACAAGTTCAAGTCTTATGATGACTTGAAGAAGCGTTTAGTTTATGTTCTTGGTATGAATCAACCTACTAAGAGACAGGATCCAGAAGTTGCTCAAGAGGAAGCAACATGGGAACGTGAGCGTAGTGGAGACTATAGTACTCCTGCAGCAACTCCTGAACCAGCAGTTGCAAGTGGTGCTGGTGCATCATCATCAGATGATGAGGATGATTCTCTAAGTTACTTTGCTAAGTTAGTTAATTCCTAATATCTTGGGAGGAGTACAAAAGATCTCTACTTAGAAAGAGTGCCTTCCTAAATTTGATACTTTTTTATGAATCACAAGCCCACCGAAAGGTGGGTTTTTTTATACTCCGTTTTCTTTAGGGTTATATGATACCTTTAATGTTCTATCAATGTATTGTGATGATCTACCATACCTCATCATATTTCTCATGTCTGTTATGAATACCGCTAGATAACGTTTCTTTAATATTTTAATTTTTCTTTTCTCTTCATTCTTTTTTTGTTCATAATCAAAATTGGATACCGATTGTGCAGGACTTATAGTAACAGAAGAATAATCATCCTTTGCATATGTGAATGAGAAGTTTTCATCAACCTCCAATCCACCTGTAAGAATAGTTCTATTATATTTGTCTTTTATTTCTTGAGTTTCCCAATGGTGTGTTGATTGAATCCCTGCATCAGATCCATATTTTTCTAGACAATATGTATATAAATCATTGTGACTTAGAGGCCATTGATCCCTAACATTAGTAATGTTATTAGTAATTAAAATAACCCAATCCAATTCTGGATCATCATATATTTCTTCTGCGAGAGTATCAGGTCTGCTATTCTCAGTTATTTGATAATATTCAAAAGCAGTAAATGCTTGATCCATATCGGATCTTAACTTTGCTCTTTTGAATATATTTTTTATAGTAATTCTATCATCATTTCTACTTGAGTTTTCTAGAAGTGAAACGTATGATATATTTGGTAATTCCTTGAAGTATGCCATTAGTATCCTACCTCCGATGAATTAATTGACCATCTACTAGAAAGATCATTCCCATCTTCGTTTCTAATATTCTCATCATCTTCATCATATGGTGCATAATCAGTATCGTATACTGGTTCTAGTTCTTGGAATCTCATAGAGAGCATAATAGAAACTGGTTGACCACCTTCATATGCTGCCCAAGCTCCTTCTGGAGTATAGTTTACTGATGTTCCAGTTAATGCACATGTCTTAATTCTATTTACACCTTCTGGTGCTGCATTATTTGCAGTTCTATATTGTAATCGGAATACGTTTGGTGTTCCTAAGAAGTATGATGCTCCAGTTCCACTTACAGCAGTTTGTTTTTTTGCTGCCATTCCTTGCTTAAAGAACCTGACGATGTGATTAACTACTCTTGCTTCAGAATCACTTCTTGGACTCATCCTATAATTAAATTGAAATTCTCTTAGCATTGGTGCTTGGAATAAAAGTTCCAAGTTGCTGTTTGGAATAACTCCTTTTCCTCTTGCCAGAATAGATGCTGCAGATGCTTCTATACCTGCCATTGCAAGTATTCTAGATGTAATTTCTGCATTAAATGTTTCTTTTAACGCATTTGGACCACCAGATTGATTTGCAAGTATATCACCCAATACTACTGCACCACCAAGACCATCTGCACCTGCAACATTACCTCCTACTTGAGCAGCAGCTGCTGCTGCTTGTTTCCAACCATCAGCATTATGCCATTGTGCTATACCTGCTGCTTCAATTGCATTCATTACATCTTCACCCCATTTGACATTATTTGAATCTGTAATGTCATTAGGCATTGGTAATCTAACTAACCCAAGGAATTTCTCTAATGGACTATTTCTTGTAAGTCCTGTTGTGAGAAGATTAGAAGGAGTTGCATCTTCACCAAATAGGGCTTCTGCTCTTGGTACTTTGTATTTGTACTGTGAAATTACTAGGTGATCTTGTCCTTCTTCTTCAGGTTTACCTGTTCTACCACCAGCTGCAACATTATCTGTTCCATTTGAATAATACAATGCATCAATTGGATACTGAGCACTCTTTGGATTTTCTCCTGCTTTTCCTTTTGCACCAAGAAATGTATCATATGCACCATAATCCTTCTCTAAATCAGTTGAAGTACTTGCAGGTATTCCACCACCTCCACTTGTGTCATCTGTATCTGTTGCTTCATTTCCTTCCAACCCTCCTTCTAACCATGCTGGTTTTGTCCATCCATTACTATTTCCACCTTGACCTTCTAGTGAAGATTGAACTAATTTAGATATGTCTTTTAATATTTTATCTTCTCCTACAACAAAAAATTCATATATCAAAGAATTGGGAAGTTTTGTAAAATTTCCATTTTCAAATACAAGAATATCACCTTGTACTCCTGGAAGACCACCCCTTCTTACAGCTCTAACACTACCATCTTTATAATGGAAAACGTCAAGTATTTGCGTTTTATCATTGCCATCTTTGTATCTTACTTGTCCAGCATTTACTCTTGTCATTTAGTACTTTCCATTTAGTGGTACATCCCAAATCGCTCTAACATCTGCATAATTAATTCCATCCCCAGATATAAAGTCCCATGTTGGTAATTGTGCAATACCAATATACTCTTGCATATCTTCTGGTATGATGTAAACGTTTGATATATTATTGTGAATATATGTATGTAGAGTCTTTGCTGGCATAGCACCAAAGATTTCATTATCTTTATTTAGAACCTTTCTTACATATATGTTACGTAAACTATCACTTAGGTAGTGAAGATTTGCTCCTAACATCCTATCTTCTTTCTGATCTAGGATATATGCTAGTGGTGTTCTATCCCAATAGGGATATCTTTCTGCCCATTTAGCACTGTAAGAAAAGAAACATAATTTTCCTGGTGGTATATCTGAACCACTTACCTGCTCTGCTCCATATTGTATCAGTTCTTCTATTAATGCATTGGTATACCAAGTATTTTCCATCAACTGTGATGGTTTTCTTTGAAGAATTTTCTCGGCAATTGTTAATTGTGGTATATCTACAGGAGATAATATACCTTGAATCTTTTTTCGTAATTCAGTTTTATTGAGTTGACGTAATTGATTCCAAGGAACACTATAATATAATCCAATACCTCTTAATTCATCTGTACTATATCTTTCAAATTTTCTTTCAGTCCCATCAAGACGTGAATAAAATTGTGCTCTTCTTCTATCTGAGTATGCCATTAGATTCCTAGATCATCTTCGGTCATGATTTTAAATTCATATTTACGATCAGCACAAAATTCTTTTGCTGCTTTCCACTTTGCTTGATTGATAACCCATGTCTGCACAGAGTATGCCCATGCCTTAGTCCTTCTTTTAGGATTTTGATTTGGTTTTTCTACTTGCTTTTTGGGTTTGACTTCAATCACCATAGTTCTCAAGTTATTATTCTTGTCTCTATATTTAATAAAGAAGTCTGGAAAGTATCTATGAACTCTTTTATCTTTGGGTGAGATATAAGGAATCCAAAATTCTTCTGATTGCCATTCATTAATACTTTCATTCAGATCACAATAGTCCATGAACTTTCGTTCCCAAAGTGATCTGTAGATTATATTAGTTGGGTCTCCTTTATATTTTTTAGGATGCCTCGGCCGAAACTTTCCATTATATGACATACATAGTATAGTATAACTATAAAAAATATTTAGATGTCAAACAACACTACTAGAAGTGTTTTACCTTTATATCAAAAATTTACTGGACGAGGAGAGATTCCAGGTTCCAGTAGAAAGGTTAATGGGTTCGCTCTTACTAGTCAATATAAAGTTAGTTTAGGTATTGATTTCGCTTCTGCATCTGAGGATACTTTGGGTGGTTTTTTAAGAGAGTGTGACATTGTAAGTGAACGTGCTGATATAAATGCCTTTGACTTTTATGCTTCTGAAGTAACACTACCTGGTGCTACCTTTGATATGTCAGAAGAGATGGGTGCTCGTCAAGGAACTATAGAAAGATTTGGAACTCGAAGGATCTTTGCACCCTTGAGTATTACCTTTTATGTTGATAGAGAATTTAAAACAATTCGTTTATTTGAAGAGTGGATGAACTACATGAATCCAATTCATAATGATAAAGGAAGATATACAGGAGATCATCAAGGACAGAGAGAGCATAGGGATAGGAATAATTATTATAAGTTTAGGTATCCAGATTCTTATAAACGAAATATTGTTGTTACAAAATTTGATAAAGCATTTTATG